CGTCATGCTTTGAGGTGATAAATGGAACGGGGTAGGATTATCCTGGCGTTTGTCGGAATTGGATTGTCTTTGATTGGGAGTGTGTGTAGTATTTATGTTTTGATATGTCGATTTGTGGAGATGCACTGATAGATCTCGTTAGATTTGATAAGGAGATGAACCATGGCCCTTTCTAAAGAACGCCGCCAGATAATGGATATTCATGCACTTTTGCATGATTTTGAGGATGCCGCTGGATGGGCGATCGTAAATGCGGCGAAGGCTCGATTTGAAGCTTTGGAGCATGCGGCTAATGTTAGGGGGTTTAAAGATCGAGATGAGATGTCTGCGCGGAGGGTTTTGGAGTCGTGGAGTGTGTTTGATAAAGAGATAGGTGCGGCTAACGCCCTGCAATCAAAAGCAGACAGTCTTCTGGATGCTGCTTATGTAATACGAGACTGTCTGGATAGGATTTTGAATCATGGACATTAAAAGATTTAACGCAGATCATTCGATCGATCCGGCATCCCTCGATTTGGCGGCGGCGACCCAAGCAGAGGTGTTTTTCTACTGGGCGCAGCAGTCGGTCAGTGCTAAGATGGCCCTGGATCAAGCCAAGTCGAAGTTTGAGTTGATCGAGAGTCGGTTGAAGATACAGGCGCGATCCTCGCCTGAAGAGTTCGGGATTGGGAAGGTGACGGAGGGGAGTTTGGACGAGGTAGTCAAGACCCATAAGGATTACCTTGAGGCCCAGGATGTGTTGTTTAAGGTTCGTGAGGACAGTCTTTTGTTGGATTGGGCGGTTCAGGCACTGGAACAGAGGAAGAGAATGATTGAGGTTCTTGTTACCTTACATGGGCAGCAGTATTTCGCGGGACCGGCAACCCCACATGATTTGGTGGAGAATTGGAATAGCTACCAGACCGGAAAGCGTGAGAGGTTAAATGATACACAAAGAGGTGTGGCTCGTCGAGTAAAGGTACGAAAGGAAAGCGAATGAAAACGAAGAAGAGTGAAAAGCGCCGTCGGGTTGCGGCGGATAGGGTGAAGTCGAATGCCGCTGAGGGGAGCGGCGGTGGCTTGCCGTGGTTACGGCTTCCAAAGGGGATCGAGGCCTACAGACCTGATAAGGCCGGGGCATTGAGACTTGATGTTGTGCCTTATGAAGTCAAGTCCGCGGCTCATCCGGATCGTGTGGAGCCACAAACTTTGTGGTACAAATATCCTTTTGCGGTGCATTATGGGATTGGGGTGGGTAACGAATCCGTTGCCTGTCCCATTTCGGTAGGTAAACGATGCCCGTTATGCGAGAGAAAAGCCAAGCTTTCCAAGAACTGGGACGAGAACAAGGAGGCGGTCAAGGCCCTGACTCCGCAAAAGTGGGTTGCCTACAACATCATCGATCCGGACGATAGTGATGGGATTCGGGTGTTTGTTTTCTCGCGCGGTAAGTTTGCTGAATTTTTGGAGGGCGAGTTACTCGAAGGTGACGAGGAAAATCTGAATTTCTATGATGTTACCTCAGATGGCCGAACCCTTAAAGTTCGGTTTTCCGAGGATAACTTTGAAGGTCGGAAGTTCCTCAAAGCGACGCGTATTGATTTCCTTCCACGTCCAGCGATGGATGAGGATGTGATCTTGTCGAAGGTTGTGTGTTTGGATGAGATTCTCGTAATTTATGATTATGAGAAGATTGAGCGGTTGTTTAGTGGTGATTCGGTCGAGGAAGAGAGTAAGGAGATTTCTGTGAGTTCTAAATCGAAGCGTGGTTCGAAGGTGGACGAGGACGTGGACGAGATTGAAGACGAGGAAGATGAGGCTGCCGAGGATGAGGATATCATCGAGGAAGAGGAAGATGATTCCGAGCCAGCGCCGGTGAAGTCCAAGAAGTCATCTAAACCTCCTGCAAAAGCCAAGGTGTCCAAGGCGAAGAAGGCTGTAGAGGTCGAAGATGACGACGAGGATGACGAGGACGAAGATGACGAGGAAGATGAGGAAGATGAGGAAGAGCTCATCGACGATGACGAAGATGACGAGGAAGATGAGGAGTAGAAAGTGCTAAGACCAGGGCGTGCTTGGCGCGTCTTGTGTTTTGGGGTTCGTTTAAGGCTACGGCCTGAGATAGGAAAGACCTAGAAAGGGAGGTACCTCCCGTTTCTGATGGGGGTTCGAATCCCCCACCCCAAAATAAGGGTGTCATTTATGGTAGGAGAAGCAATGGCGAAAGCAGAAGCACAACTTGATAAATCACCAGATGTGGTGGATCGGGAGGCGATTGCCCTCTCTACCGGGTCTACCTTGCTGAACCTGGCGTGTACCGGGTCTGGGAATGGTGGGTTCGTTAGTGGGAAGTTCTATTTGTTTGTTGGTGATGCCAGTGCCGGTAAGACCTTCCTTGCGATGACCTGCCTTGCAGAGGCGTGTCTCGATCCTGATTTTTCACAGCACCGTCTTATTTATGACAACATCGAGGACGGGTGCCTTCTCAATATCAAGGAGTTGTTCAATGAGGATTTAGAGAGTCGGATCGAGCCTCCAAGGTTGGTAGACGGGGAACCGATCTATTCGACGACGGTAGAGGATTTCTATTTCCATTTAGATGACGCTGTGGAATCAGGGAGGCCGTTCATCTATGTTTTGGATTCGATGGACGCTCTTACGTCCGAAGCAGATGCCGAGAAGTTCAAGAAGCTCAAGAAGGCAAGTCGCTCCAATACGGAGGTGGCGGGCTCTTATGGGATGGACAAGGCCAAGCGTAATTCGGAGGGTCTGCGTCGGGCTGTGAGTAGTTTGCGCGGGACTAAATCTATTTTGATCGTGCTTTGCCAAACGCGGGATAACGTGGGATTTGGCTTTGCTGAAAAAACACGGGCGGGTGGGCGCGCGTTGAAGTTCTACGCAACAGTGGAGATTTGGGCGGCGATTCGCAAGACGATCAAGAAGTATATCCGAGGTAAGAATCGTCAGGTTGGCGTCAAGGTGTTGTGGAAGGTCAAGAAGAATCGGATTACCGGGTTGCTGCACGAGGTGGAGTTTGATATTTACCCATCCTTTGGGGTGGACGATGTCGGGTCTTGTGTCGATTATTTGGTTTCTGAGGGTCATTGGAAATCCAAAGGTAGTAAGATCGATGCGTCTGATATTGGACCTGGTTTTTGTGTCTCGCGAGAGAAGTTGATTGCCGAGATTGAGTCTTATGAGCTGATTGATCGGGTTCGAGGTCTTGTGTGTGACTGCTGGAATGACATCCAGGCCGAAGGCGGGGTCAAGAGACAGAATCGGTATAAGGGGCTAATACAATGAGGGTTATTTTATACGATGCGAGTACGAGAGGTCCGCTGGGATGGTCTTGGGCGATCGGCTCGAAGTTGAATTTGGAATGGGTGTCGTTTGGTGTGAAGAGCTGGGATGATGCTTTGGGGCGTCTCCCGTCGGGAATTAAGGAACTTCAGATTTGGGGACACGGTGTGCCGGCGGCACCATTGATTGATCAGAGTGTGATCACAGACAGTGTCATGAGTGGGCTGCAGGATTTATTGAGTGCGTCGGATTCGTTAGTATGGTTTCGTTCGTGTAGTGTGTTTTTTGGCTCGGTGGGGGCGAAGTTTGCATTGCGGGCGGTGCGGTTATTGAAATGTCGGGTTGCGGCGCACACACATACGATTGGTTTTCCGTGGCATAGTGGGCTGTATACTCTGCGCCCTGGTGGGAGTCCGAGCTGGCCGTTGTATACTGGGAAATCCTGGGAATCGATGAAGAGCGGGGCTAGGCAGCCACACACGATTGGGACGATGAAGATGTCCTTTCCGAAGGGATGGTAATGCAACCTAAACCGTGGTTATTGGTAGATGGAGGCTGGCTCGCCTACCGCGCTTTATGGGCGAGCAAGGAGAATAGCTGGGAGTTGGTTGTTTTCGGTATGCTAGAGCAGCTGAGGGTGGTTTGCCTAGATAGCCTATGTCAAAGCAACCGAGTAGCTCTTTTTTTCGATTCCCAGGTGAGTTATCGCAAGCGGGATTTTCCAGCATACAAGAGTGGCCGCAAATCTTCAAGAACCGAAGATGAGGTTGAAAGGCGCAAGTCTGTTTACGATGCAATGCGGTTTGTCAGTACGCAGGTATGCCCAGCATTGGGGATTGCCTGTTACATCCAGGAGGGTTACGAGGCTGATGATTTGATTGCCTCGGCCTGCAGGTTGTTGGAGTTTGGGGATGTCGATCGTGGGATTATCATAACATCGGATAGCGATCTTTATCAGCTTATTTCCAATCGTGTGGATTGGTATGATCCTTCAAAACGTCTGTATTACAACAAACTATCCTTTCGTGTTACTAAAGGCGTATCTCCTTGTCGGTGGGCTGAGGTCAAGGCGCTGGCTGGGTGTATGAGCGACTGTGTTCCTGGGATTGTGGGGGTTGGGGAGAAGACAGCGATCCGGTATTTGAATGATTTACCTGTGTCCGACCGTCGTCGTGGGGCAATCGAATCGTATGAGGGGCAGGAGATTGCTGATCGAAATCTTAGGTTGGTTCGACTGCCGTATCCTGGGACTGTGGGGGTTAGTTTGTTGGATAGTTCTATGGTTATCGAGGCCCTAGATGCTGTTTGTAAAAGTAACTACATACGACTTGGCGATGAGCGTTTGCATGATTGGCGAATGATTGCATCTGGTAAGTTTTCCGCCAGTGATCGGCAGCGGGAGCGTCAGAGAAAAAGGAGTGGGTCATGACCGTTGGGAAATTGCGGGAGATCTTGGCTGGTTTTGAGGAAGATACGCCAGTCCTTCTCAATGCGAAGCGAAGTGTGGGTGGTGATTCGTGGTTAGAGCTTGTGCCGATTACGGGTGTTTTGAA